GACCTTGTAGGCGCGAAAGAGGGGACAAAAAGCGCCCGTTTCGCTCCCGATTAGCGCCCTCCACATCCGCAACAATGCCCTCCGTCCGATCCTTTGGAGGGCAACCCTTGCCACGCAAACCCTACGATCCGCTCGCCGTGATTCCGTCGCCGGACGCGATTCGGCAACGGCTCACCGAAACGCTGACGCTCGCCGAACGGCTCCGCATCCTGCTTGAAGTCGCCGAATCCGTCCGGCCGCATCCCATCACCACCGCCGACCGCCTGCCCACCCCCACCACCGAGGCGAAGGGGGCCGTGCCGAAGAAAACCGCCGTCACAAGCGCCGTCACAAGCCGTCATGACGGACTTTTGGCGTAATTCGCCGAGAAAATCGCCCCGTCACGACAATAAAGCGTGACGGCTCGCAATAGTCGAGGGGGCGCGATGGGACGCCCTCGACCCTGCGAGCCGCAACTGTGACATCACCTCCCCGCACCGACCCGCCGGACCTCTCCGCCAGTCCGCTCTATCTGCTCGCCGTGCTGTTCTCCGCCCGGCGCAGCAAAGACCGCGCGTTAGAGCGCGTCACCCGCCGCCGTCTGAACGCGCTTGGCATCAGCGTCATGTTCGGTGACGAACTCCCCGCCCCGTCACCACACAAGGCGAAGGGAGGCCGTGCCCATCATGGCTGACGTACCCCTTCGGAGATTCGCGCATGGCTCGACGCCGGCGCGCCTGACCGTGAAACGTGGGCCGCGATGCGCGGCGGGAAGTGAACCATCAACGAATACGGCCGGCCCGCTACGAACGGACCGGCCGCACTGAACGAAAGGTACGCGCTATGGATTTTACATCGGCGTTTCCGACTGTCAATGGCGGAAATGGCGGGAGCTGGGAGCATCCCCAGGCCGGCCTGTCGACGGTGTCGACTGTCGACCCCGAAGCACCGGCCGGGCTGGATGCCTTCGACACCGCGACACCGGCCGGTATATCATGACAGCTCATTTCCCCACTCGGAGGCATCATGGCGAGGAATTCGCGAGCGAAATTGCCGGGTGAGCGTGGCGAGCTGTACGCGAAAAAAAAATCGGCGGCGGCTGCCCGCGAGAGAGAGGCGAGTCGCGAGCATCGGGAGGTTGGTCCTCTGCCTCCGGTGCAGGATCCTGCTCGGCGTTCCGCATGCGAGCGTAATCTCCTGTTGTTCAACACGACCTATTTCCGGCGTCGTTTTCCGCTGCCGTGGGGCCGCGATCACGTTGAGTTCATTGGCGATTTGCAGCGAATTATTCTGGAGGGCGGTCAACAGGCTGCGAGTCTGCCGCGTGGCACGGGCAAAACGACGCTCTGTGAAACCGCCGTAATTTGGGCGGTGGCTTATGGGCACCGGCGGTTTCCGGTGCTCATCGGTGCGACTCAGGGCGCGGCCAACGATTTGCTCGATAACGTGAAAGGTGAAATTGAGACGAATGACCTTCTGCTCCATGATTTCCCGGAGATGTGTTACTGTGTTATTCGTTTGGAGGGGATTAATCATCGTGCTGCTGGTCAAATTCTCGATGGCAAGCGCACTCGCATTCAGTGGCGTGGCGACACGTTGCGGTTTCCCACGATTGAGGGGAGTCCGAGTTCCGGGTCGATTGTGGTGTCCGAGGGTCTGACGGGATCGATTCGTGGTCTGACGCGTCGCACGGCTGACGGTGAAAAAATCAGGCCGGATTTGTGCATTATCGACGATCCGCAGACGGACGAGAGCGCGCGATCGCCGTTGCAGAACGATGTGCGAGAGATGCTGGTGAGGGGGACTGTGTTAGGTCTGGCGGGTCCGGGCAGTAAAATCGCGGCGATTATGCCGTGTACGCCGATTCGGCCCAACGACATGGTTGATCGGATTCTGGACCGCGGCCGTAACCCTGAGTGGCATGGGCGGCGGTGTTCGCTGCTCCCGGCCATGCCCGAGCGTCTCGATTTATGGGACCGGTACGCCGAGCTGCTGCGTGAGGGTTTGCGTCGGGATCCGCCGGACCGTTCGGAGGCGAACGCGTTTTATAGTGCGAATCGCGAGGAAATGGATCGTGGCGCCGTTGTGTCGTGGGAGGCCCGGTTTGATCCGGACCAGATCAGTGCGATTCAGTACGGGATGGATTTGTTCCTGCTGAACCCGCGCGTGTTTGCCGCGGAGTATCAGTGCCGGCCGGCCCTCGATGCGCACGATGCGGGCGGCGCTCTGCCGATTGACGGAACGGCGGTGATGGAGAAACTGAACAGGGTTCCGCGCGGCCAGGTGCCGCCCGAGTGCACGCGTCTGACGGCCGGCATTGATATTCAACAGGAGATCATTTATTGGCTGGTGTGCGGGTGGGATGAGCGTTTTGGCGGCAACATCGTTGATTATGGGACATGGCCGAGGCAGTCTCTGTCGCAGTTCACCGCGGCGGACCCTGATAATCCGCTGTCGACGGTGTTTCCCGGCATGAGCTTCGAGGCTCGGGTGTATGCTGGGTTGGAGAGGGTAGCCGAGGAGGTTCTCAATAGGAGCTGGGAGCGGTTCTCCGGCGGCGATCCCGCGCGAATCGAGCGCGCACTGGTCGATTCCGGATTTTTGACCGATACGGTGCACCAGTGGGCTCGGCAGTCTGTCGCGGCCGCAATCGTGACGCCCTCGAAGGGGCAATTCGTTGGGGCCGCGAAAACTCCGTTTAGCGAGTGGAGGGCGCAACCAGGCGAGCGTTACGGTCAGGGCTGGCGGCTCAAGGCCGCGCCGGGCGCGCGTGGCCGGCTCGCGATTCTCGATACGAATTTCTGGAAATCGTTTTTGGCTGAGCGGCTGCGGAGTGCTCCGGGGACGCCCGGAGCGATGTTTCTGTTCGGGTCTAATCCCGCGGTTCACACGACGTTTGCCGATCATCTCACTGCCGAGTTTCCGGTGCGACACACCGATGGCGGCCGTACGGTCGACGAGTGGGAACTGCGCCCGGGGCGGCCTGAGAATCACTGGTTTGATTGTCTCTATCTAGCCGCGGCGGCCGCCGCGGTGTCGGGTTTGACGTGGAGCAGTTCGGGATCGCCGCCGCCGCCGCGGGCCGAGAGGATAATCGACCCGTTGGAGTTATGGGAGGCCGCGAAAAATTTGCCCGTTTTGTGATGCGAGGAGCCGCATATGCATGCGCCAGACGGCCTCTATTGCCCGATATGCATCGCGTACCGCCAGCATACGTTTCGGACGCGGTCATCGGCGGATGGCCGCAAAGTGAGGTTTCGCGTGTGCAGTGGCTGCGCCGCCGCAATTGAGTTCAGCCCGGCGGAATCGCCCGGCGTTTGCTGTCGCAAATGCGGCGACGTGCGGTTGCAATCCTACCGCGTCTGGCACCGGCTCGACGGCCGGACGATCCGGATTAGAAAATGCCTGCACTGCGGGACGAAATCGCTGTGCTCGGAGAGGCAGGATTCCGCCAACTGCTAGCGGTTTCTGAATCATTTCACCCGTTCGCCGCGTGTGCTAATTTCGCTACGTCTGTACGCTCAACAATTGAGCCTCGATCTCCCTCGGTTGCGTACGGACATGGCTGATCTCAACGACAACATTGCGCGGCAGGCGATGCAGCCGATCGCGTCGAGCGCCGGACAACAGAGCGCGACGGGCCGGTCGATCGATGAACTGATCAGGGCCGCGCAGCACGGTGCTCAGGTCGCCGCGAATAAACTCCCGAATCGCGGGATCGCGTTCGCCAAAATCATTTCCCAAGGCGCTGCGCCAGAACCGGGCGGTGTTCCCCTCGATTTCGGCCGCGGGGGGATCTGATGTTTCAGTGGGCCCGGAACCTGTTCGGGATGGGCGCGGGGGCTAAATCCGCGACCAATAATATCACCGCGCGCTACGACAACGCACTCACCACTCCGGAGAATGAGCGGAATTGGTGGGCGGTCGATTACCTCTCGGCGAAAAGCGCTAATAATTTTCAGGTTCGCCGTCAACTGCGGATGCGCTCGCGCTACGAAGTGAGCAATAACCCCTATCTGTTCGGCATCACGAACAACAACGCCGACGACCTGATTTCCACGGGTCCGACGCTCAAAATGAAAACCGGCGATACCACGTTCGATAGAGAGGTGGAGATTTCGTTCTCCGAGTGGGCCGCGGAGGTCGATTTCACTGGCCTGCTGCGAACGTGCAAACTCGCGAAAACCGTTGACGGCGAGGGATTCCTGATCCTCAAGAGCGATTCGACGCTCGGTCATGCGGTGAAATTGTTTCCGATCGACGTGGAGGCGGATCAGATCACCACGCCCGCGCCGAAAAATCTCGAGCAATTATGGGTTGACGGGATGACGTTGAATCCCGTGACCGGCCGGCCGGTGAAATACAGCGTTCTGCGGCATCATCCGGGAGATTATTTTTTCCCGTCGCTCAACCCG